CCTGTATATAAACATGCTCGCACATTTATAAACAAACTAACTGGTATTCATACACTAGACACAAGTATAATAAAAGAAGAAGGTTTTTCTTTTGTAAACAATACTATGACCAACTGCTTTGCTAAGTTAGAAGCAAATGGTCTATGTGTCACCGAAGACTTTTCAGATGAGTTTGGCAATGAACAAACCAAGCATGTTAACGACAGTCTTGTATTTTCTCAATATAACCTACTAACATCAACAGGTCGTCCAAGTAATAGATTTGCAGGTGTCAATTATGCCGCTCTTAATAAAAATGATGGTAGTAGAGATTGTTTTGTATCAAGACATGGAGATGATGGTATGCTTGTTATGATGGACTATAGTGCGTTTCATCCAAGACTAATTGCGCATCTTACCAACTTTAATATGGGGGTAGATACAAATCCATATGCTTATCTTGCCAAGTATTATTTTGATAAAAAAGAAGCAAATGAAGAAGATATTGCTGTGGCTAAAGGATATACCTTTACTCAAATATATGGCGGCTTTGATAAGAAATGGCTACACATACCCTACTTTGCTAAAATACAGGCATATATTGACCACAGATGGAAGTTCTTTGAGGAAAATGGGTATATAGAGACACCCAAATACAAAAGAAAGATAAAGTTGTGTCATATAAGCAATCCCAACCCAAGCAAGCTGTTTAATTATATACTACAAGCTTTTGAAACTGAAATGGCTGTAGATGTGTTAGGTGAGCTATTAGATTACCTAAATGATAAAAAGTCAAAGCCGGTGCTTTATACATATGATAGCATACTTTTTGATATGCATAAAAGCGACAAAATGACTACTATAAAAAGGCTAAAGCATATAATGGAGCGAGATAAGTTTCCTGTTAAAGTATATGTTGGAAAAACATATAAAGATATGCGGCATATTCAAATAGCTTGATATTTATAACATAGTTGTATATATCATAGAAGGTTTTGTGGTATATATGAATATTTATATACCATGGACAAAAACAAGATTATAGACGACATTTTGAATGAATGGGCAATGCGCTCACACGATGGCTTGGTGTCTGGACATGACACGCCAGAGAATATGGCGACTTTGAATGAAATACTGTCCGAGCGTGGAGAGGTAAATCGGATTGATTTATTTAAAAATAAAGCTAAAACCGGTACAAAAATAGAACCAAATAAAGCATCAACGATCAAAAACGAACCTCAATGGACAGTTGAATATTTGGTGGAACAAAAAACCTTTAACCGCCCGTCAGCAATCACGATCATAGAAGCGATACGCGAATTAAACCCGACAGATAGAAAAGAATTTTTGTATGAAAAATTTGATAGATTGAGTGCGGATCAAGCAATTACTTTCTTAAACAAAAAAGGGACCAGTTATTCGGCTTTTTTGGATGCACTCGATAAAGCCAGAAAAGCAAAGGGTAAAAGCGACGACGATGATGAAGGTGATGTGAGCGGATCAAAGGCCGGAAGAGGAGAATTTATTTTGGTTCTATTGATACAGGGGGGAAAATCTGCCGGAGCCGCGTCCGGTGATATTATTTTACCGAGCGGAGAAAGTATCGAAGTTAAGGAAGTCAAAGATTCCGGTGAAAGTTTTCGGGCAACTCGTGCGTCCTTTGGCGGACAATTCAACAAGATTCCATACATCGACGCGGTCAATGAATTGGTTGCTTTTTGTTCCGGCAATCAAGAACGTGCAGGTGCATTGATTGAGTTGACGGAAAATGGGGGAGTTAAAGACGGAGAAGGATCTGGCAAAGGAAAAAAAAGAAAAGAGTTAACTTACTTGAAGGCATTTTTTACAAATCCAAGTATTGAATCAATCAATACGTCGATTGTGTATGGACTGGAAAAACTGGGATCGCATATTCGAAGTATAAACAAAAAAGAAGCGGAAAAGCAAATAATGGACCCGGACAAAGTTGAATTTGATATTGGAAAAGAAACAAGTATCTTAAAAATGGATGTTGGTGACACCACACCGGAAGATTTACAAAAAATAAAAAATCCTCCAAAAGAACCAGAAACAATTTCGGTGACGGTTTCATCTATAGCACAAGAGCAACGCCGAGCAGAATTAATAATTCCGCAAATAAAAAGACTTAAATTTTTTAGATATGAAAAAAAATCTATGGATGATGTCTTCACACCGGAAAATATTGCAAAGAGTATGTTTGAAGCGATGTCAACTCCTCCTGGACATTATACGGGAGGTATTATCTTCTATAATAGTAAAACCGGCATTTTTACATATGAAAAAGATTTAACAAAATTGAAAAATGGCGCATACTATTTTTATGGCTATCAGCAGACTGGACCAACTTTTACAAAATCAATAAAAACATAATTGTTATGAGAAAAAAAAATAAATCGCTATTTGAACAAGTAATCACAGAATTGGAATGCGGCCATCTCGAATCTGGAACATTTGATGTATATGATCCGAGTCATCTCGTATTATTTATTGAACATATGGTTAATTTTGGGATGGATGAACAATCTGCGGAAGACTATTTAACCCGTTCTCTTGATGAGGGGAAATATCCGGAACGACAAGCATACAATAAAGACGGTTGGTTAGTTACATTTCCGTCAAAGGAGTACAAAGACGCCGCAATTAATAAAAAAACACATTTTGTATCCGACCCAACTCACGGTAAAGGGGGGATGAATCTATATTATAAGAAAAAAGGAAAGCAACAAAGACAAACATCTCAGGTTGCAACGTCTACACAAAAAACGGATCTGCAACAACCGTTAGCATCTGTGCCAAAAAGTCCGCAATTACAACCCAAAAAAATAACGCAACCGGCACAGCCATTACAACCCGAAAAAACGACACAACCGGAACAACCTACCACTCAACAAGACCAAGGACAAGAATCGACAGATGATGAAGAAGATTTAGATTTTAAATCTAGGGATGATGAATTGGAACAATTTATAACAAAAAAATCCGGTGGAAAATTCAATTCTAAATATTCTCAACCCGTCGCTTCCGATCAATCTATAGGCGCTGCGCCGACCCTACCGGACGCTCCCGCAATTAATGTTCCGGTTGTGAAACCGGCACCAAAAGATTATGTAACATTGTTTAAGAAATTTGCAAACCAAAAAGGTTGGACTCCAACTGAATATGGTGAATACAGGGATCGTGAAGGAAATACTGTTGCTGTTGTAGGATTATCTGGAGAAGTAGTTCCGATTAAAAATGTAGACAGAGAAGAATTCAAAATCTTCGTTGAAAAGAACCCTATGTAAAATGCGTGAGTTCAATACACAACTATTGTGTACGTTTGCAAAACAACAAACTTACTCCGAAACGATAGATGCATTATTTGCATACTATCAAATACCGGATGGTAGAATATATGTGTTGCAAAGCGGTTTGTCTAAAGATGACATTTTTCTTACATTCAATGCTACCAAAACCGGTGGCGAGTTTTATCCACAAACAATGTCGGTGCATCGTAAGAAAGAGTATAACATATTATACTCTATAAACGCTCTGAACGAGTTGATTAAGTCCGAAAATAATGGAGTAATGTCAACGTCGTATCAAATTTCTTGGGAACAATATCGTAGCAGTTTTATTACGGCAAGAGATGGAAAAGTGAAAATTACTCCAACAAAATTGTTAAAAATTTTTAAGATATAATTAGTAAAAAAACGAAGGATTTCCCTCGTAGATTTATACTTATATTTGAATTAACAATTGCCTATTTAACAGTTAAAGATTAAGTATTTTACTTCTTATAGATTGACGAATGAGCGTTGTTAATTCATATTGCCTACTTATCTGGTTGGCAGTATCAATCAGAATAAATTAACAATTAACAAATAAATCATTATGTCATTAGACCTAGCAAAAATCAGATCGCGTCTTGATAGCCTCAAGACCACTACAACGAAGTCCACAAGTTTGTGGAAGCCAACACCAGGAAAGTGCGTGATTCGCATTGTTCCTTATGCTCATAACCCCGAGAATCCGTTTATTGAATTGTTGTTTCACTACAACATGAACAATAAAACCTACTTGTCTCCTTCTTCATTCGGTCGTCCAGACCCAATCGTTGAGTTTGCAAACAAACTCAAGAAGAGCGGCGATAAAGAAGAATGGAAGACAGGTCGCAAGCTTGAACCAAAGCTTCGTACTTATGTTCCTATTCTCGTTCGTGGTCAAGAGAGCGAAGGTGTTAAGTTTTGGGGAATGGGTAAGCAAGTTTACCAAGATATCTTGGGAATCATTGCCGATCCTGACTACGGTGATATTACAGACCTAAAGAGTGGTCGTGACATTACGGTTGAGTTTAAGACCGCCGAAGAATGCGGTAAAGACTTTCCAGAAACATCCATTCGTGTTAAGCCAAACCAAAGTGCGGCATTTGACATCAATGACTCCACTGTTAAAGAAAAAGTCAAGAATCAAAAGAACGTCACAGAACTCTTTCCAGAGTTGACCTATGAAGAACTTGCTGCTGTTATGGATACATGGCTGAATGCTTCCGAAGGTAATCCCGACGGTGATTCTGCTCCAATTCCAACAGAGGAAGTTTCAGAAACTCCAGCCGAAAAGCCAGTTGTTAGCGCAACCGCGAAAGCTGCTATCAAGGCTCCTGCCTCAACAAAGGCAATCGCCGACGAGTTTAATGACTTGTTCAACCAATAAGGTTGAAATAAGTAGTAAACTATAAATTAAAAAAGGGTGTACTGTTGTACACGATGGTACACCCTTTTTAACTTTTAAACAATTATACATTATGAAAAAAGCAAAAGGAAAAGGGGAAGATGAAAACAATTCGGGTAGAGACGAATTGGCAGAAGCACTTGCAGAGTCTTTGAATAAAAACGGCAAAGTTGCATTCTTCTTGGATGCAGAAGACGATCCTTCTCAAATTATTGATTGGGTTTCCACCGGAAACAGTTTGGTTGATTTGGCTATTGCCAATCGTCCAAATGCTGGATTACCGGTTGGTCGTATCACTGAACTAACAGGTCTTGAAGCATCTGGCAAAAGTTTGATGGGAGCGCATTTGCTCGCAGAAACTCAACGCAAAGGTGGTCTTGCAGTGTTCATTGACACTGAATCATCGGTTGATCGCGATTTCTTAACTGCAATCGGCGTAGATACAAACAAGATGATGTATTTAGCATTAGATACCGTTGAAGATATTTTCGATAAGATCGAAGAAATGATTGCAATGGTTCGCAAAGCTAATAAGAATCGCTTGGTTACAATCCTCGTTGACTCGGTTGCCGCAGCTTCTACCAAGAAAGAAATGGCAAGCGACCACGGTGCAGATGGATACGCAACGGGTAAAGCTATTGCTATCAGTAAAGCAATGAGAATGATCACAGGATTGATTTCAAAGCAACGCATCTGCTTAGTGTTTACAAATCAACTACGTCAGAAGGTTGGATTTGTTGGACTTGGCGATCCATATACAACAAGTGGTGGTAAAGCTATTGCTTTCCACGCATCGTTGAGACTTCGTTTGAAGTCGGTCGGTCAAATCAAAAATGCCGATAAACAAGCAGTAGGTATCAAAACAAAATGCACTATTATCAAAAATCGTATGGGTCCACCTATGCGCAGTGTTGAGTTTGATATTTTCTTTGACCGTGGTATTGATAACTATGGCAACTGGCTTGAGAAATTGATCGAATGGGACATTGTTACTAATGCCAAGAAGGTCAAGTCTACCGAGAAGAAGACAAAGAAGCAATTGGAAGAGGAAAAAGAAGAAGATAAAAAAGCAAAGAGTCTTCAATTCATTATGGAAGTCCAAGGCAAAGAAGCCGAGACAGTCGTATTTGAAAAGAAGGATTTGCCAATACTTCTAACTACTCGCCCAGAGTGTAAGGATTATCTATACAACAAGATGTGCGAACAGTTCATCATGAAGTATAAAGATCCAAATTCTGAAATGTCTGCGGACGTTGAATACGCCGAAGGCGGCGACGGAATGGAAGATTAAAAAACTAACTGTGTGGAGTGAAATACCTCCACATAGTTCTCATTTAAATATTATGGCAACACGAAATAGATATATAACATCCAACTTTACACCGGCTGAACCGGAAGAGTTTAAAAAATGGTGCAGTGAAAAGAAAATTAACATCCATGAAACGGGATATGGTAAAAACGTATACTTAACCACCAACAAAACAAACTTAGCAAATGAACCATGGCTTGTACGATTTACAAAAGATGATAATTCCACATTTCGCACAGTTATGTTGTGTGAAATAAAATTCAAAGGAAATGAGTTGATGGGCAGCGAAATGTACACAGTTAACGACGATGGCATTAAACGGTCGGGTAGTTTAATATATTTTCATAATATGCAGAGATTTTTCAACGCTATAATGGAACAAACAAACTAAATGGAAAACGAAACAAAAAAGAAGTTTGCATCAATATTTTCACAGATAAAATCTGAACATGCAACTGCGCCCGTAAATACAAAGAAAAACAAGAATGATGATATTCTTGTAGTAGATGGTACTAACAACTTCATTCGTGTGTGGAGCGTAGTTCCTACACTAAATGACAATGGAGAACATGTTGGTGGTATAAGTGGGTTCTTAACCACACTCGGCTATGCTGTAAAACTATTAAGACCTACCAGAGTTATTATCGTATTTGACGGAAAAGGTGGGAGCCAACGCCGTAAGAAGCTATATCCAGCATATAAAGAAGGTCGCGGAATGAAAATGCGAGTAAATCGTGCATATGAAGAAATGAGCGACCCGCAAACAGAGCAAGAACAAATGGTACAGCAGATTATAAAGTTGATTGATTTCTTGCGGTCATTACCTGTTAGCGTTATGTCTATTGATTATATCGAAGCGGATGATGTGATTGGATATATTGCTACACAGGCATATCCAAAATCAAGAGTCACTATAATGAGTGCGGACAAAGACTTCTTGCAGCTAGTAGATGACAGAGTATCTATTTGGAGTCCAATCAAGAAAAAAGTTTATGGTGTACAAGACATTATCAATGAATATGGCATACATCCTACAAACTTTATCTATTACAGAATTCTTGATGGTGATAGCTCCGACAACATTGACGGCGTATCTGGTGTAGGATTAAAGACTGCGATAAAAGCGTTTCCTATGCTCACAGAAAGCACAGAAATGTCGGTTGATAGACTTTTGGAGCTGTCAAAAGACAGAATCAATGAAAAGAAGATATTCTCTTCTATTGTAGATAGTTCTGAAATTGTTCGTAGAAATTATCAACTAATACAA